ATATAGATGTCAAATAAACTTTCATTCTTCTTCATCCGTTTCAGGAACCACACAGAATGTTGATTCAGGATATTTTTCACAGTAAGCCTTTAGATACAAGCCACTATCACCAGCGAAAGTATGCACACCAACTGGATCAGGATACACTTCGTAATCCTCTAAACTTTCAACCTCTTCGTTTAATAACATATCCACGCTATATTTAGGCGATAGGTCAGTACATTCTGGCTCTTCACCCTCCGACCACGCTCTGCAGATGTGTCCAATCTCAACGATGGAATTCAGTTCTGGTATTAATGTTTCATTCCCCTCCTCATTTTCTTTGTAAAGAGTTGGTCTTATTTCTGCCCATTGGCTATCTGTAAATTCGTATTTTTTAAAAATCATTTTTTTATGTTGTTAATGTTGCTAATTCGCTATCACTCAAAGCTTCATTAAATACTATTAATTGTTTGCATTTGCCGTAGAAGTTTTCACCTCCATAACCCCTATCGAATGATAATTTACTGAAAGTATTTGCACTTGGTACACTTCCACTTGTATCTTCTTCAACTTTGACTCCGTTTATGTATATTTTAAAGTCATCTTGTTTGTATGAAAAAGCTATTTTATTATAATCTGTTATGTCAGTTAAGTTGATACTTTTAATAACTTGTGCATTACCGCCTACATTGAATAAAAATCTAATATTGTTACTTGAATTTGCGTAATAAATTCGACAAGCATTGCTTGAAGTGCCATCACTTAAAGCAAATCCTCTATTCGTTAAATCATCCGCCAACGCTGCTGCTTCAAAAAACAAAACACCCTCTGTACTATTAAAGGTCGCTGAAGTACCCGCATTGGTGCAGACATCGGCGGTTCGAGTTGCGGTTGCTCCGCTTGTTGGGATGTAGGATGTTGCGTAGGATTGTTGTTCTACTTGTAATCCATATAAAAAAACACCACTTGTTCCATTACCTTGATAAGATGTGGCGGTATTTAATAAGTTGTAAACAATTAATCTTGATGTAGTAGCGTTTGTTGTTCCTACCACAGAACAACGATACCAACCATTACCATAACTTTCTATTACCCCACCAATATCAGCAGTTCCATTAGTTAAGTCGAAATTAATAGCAAAACCACTTGACCACCCTACACCACCATCGCCAAAACGTAAATTTCTGTTTGTACCATTACTTTTAGCAAAAACACTAATAGCATAAGTTTGTCCACTTGATAAGTTCAAATCCTTATACATAAAGTGACTGCCATTTGAACTATCTTCTTTGTGTAAATCTGCATTTGTTGTTCCATCTGGGCTTGTGGTTACGTTTGATTGTATAGATGTGCCTATTACGCTAAAACTATTAGAACCTATATCACTCGAATAGGTAATCAAATTTGTTGACTGCGGTTCAAGTAATAAACTCGCACAACTTCCATCGCTATAATCCAAGCGAGGAACATCGTTTTCAATTACTTCTTTTACAGATACGTTGTCGATTGATAAAGTTGTTCCACTTGCTCCTCTTGCTTGAATATAAAGAGTTGTGTTTATACTTGCAACTCCATAAAGATTGAATGTTCCATTCGATGAAACCTCTTGTGTTGTGCCACCCGCACCCAAAACAACAAGAATGCCACCTTTTACGTAGTTAGATATTGTAAATGTAACCTTATATCTTTTACCAATTTCAACAACACTTGACTGTGTTATATTAGTTCCGTTAGGTGTTTCTGAATAATTTAAAGTTCCGTTTGATATAGTAACTCCGTTTGCGTTAACTCCGTTCCAATTACTGCTACTTGCAAAATCTCCATTAGTTACTAATTCCGTTGTGCTAACTACTGAAGCAGTCTCAATCAACCCTTCACTATTTACCCTCGTTCCGCTTGATGAACGAGCAAAGGTGAAATCGCCAGTTCCGTTGCTTGGTCTTAATGAATAAAGTTTTGTTGATTTATATCCGCTTGGTATTTGGATTAAACTTGCTTTGTCTAATATGCTCATTTGATTCTATTTAAATTATTAATTGTACAACTTTGATTCTCAACCACACCACCATCAGCTAACACTCTTAATCTATATGCATCAAAAAGAATTTGACCGATTGTGTCAAATGCTTTTATTGCACTATATTGAACGCCAAATCCAATCATTAAAGCTTGATCAATAATACAGATCCACTTGCAACATTCACAGTCTTAAATGGTCGTTCACTCGATGGAGCAATCACCATTCCTTTGGTCAATGTCTTTCCAGTCAATCCCCATTCCGAAAGAATGTTGTTGTCTAAAACATCAGTTAATGCAGTAAAAACCACATCATCATTGACTACTAAAAACCTGTAATTTGTTTCAACAGTTCCAGTCACAACCGCACCATTGTCTGCATATTTTCCGCCTTTTAAAGCAACTAATTCTTCTATTGTCATTTTTTATATACTTTGTCTAACACTATATTCCATGATAACCCTCGCACATTGTGAAGTGCTATCAAACATTATTTCTTGATTGCTTAAATATATTTGCTGAATTGTTTTGCCACCGCTTACACCTTTGTAACGATTTAAAATCAAATCAATTTGGTCAGCAATATTTGATGCTTCAGCGAATCCACCATTTCCATCTTTGACTTTACTTGCAAAAATATTTATTTCAACATCGTGATTTATTATTGAGTATCCATCCTTAAAGTTTTCAGGTGTGGATTGTTCGGTTATAATAACACGAGGAAACAAATTTTCTTGTGCAGCAAGTCCATAGTTCAACTGTTCAACGATACTTGTTATTGATGTAACATTTAACAGTTGATAAATAGCACCTCCAATCATTTATGCAAATTTGTACTATCAATCAAATTTATTAGTGTAAACTTTTTTACTTTGTTTAGCAGTTTTTGATGCGTTGCATGATCTGCACAATGCTTGGAAGTTGTTTTCATCCCATTTATCACCACCATCAGAAACTGGAACAATGTGGTCAGTGTAGTATGATGATTGATGACAATCCACAACCTCACACACTGGATGTTGCATCTTATATGCAAGTGATAATTTTCGCCAACGTGATGTGTTGTAGAATTTTAAATCTGCTTGGTCTTTTAACCAATTCTTTTTTTTCTTTGGCTTATCATCTTTAAATGAATAAACTTTGTGTGGCATTCTTGGCATTAGTCAGGATGGTGTGTGTTGCCTTGCAAACGATGATAATCACCATTGTCATCACGCCAATAAATATAAGAACCAAAAAACATAAATTCACCATTCTTGAAATAGTCACCACCACCTTCTGATGTTGGCGGTGCTGCATTGCCTTTCATTTGGAATAAGTCTGCACGTACTTTGTTTGATTCCGTTACTTCACCTTTTTTGAAAACTGGAATATCACCTTCACTTATTGGATAGGTTGTTTCCTTTTGAACAACTGGAATAAATGTTGCATTTGGAAGAACATCAGCAGTGACTTCAAAATAATCCGTTTCATTGTTATTGTTGCCATTAATAACGCTTAAAATGTCACCTTGATAAATTCTATCACCATCATAAGCTGGTATGTTTATTTGCTGAACAACGTGATTGTCAGGAAAAAATGTTTCAATGTAATCTTCACCTTCAAATACACCACCATCATCTTCAACACGTGTCACTTGAAATTCTGTGTATGTGACTGATGAATCTTGCATTGGTGTAAGTTCTTTAATACCTCGATAAATATCTTTGAGATTCTTTTTAACCTCACCATTGTCCGATGATATATCGTTTGGATCAATGATGTCTTTGATTCTGTCCATTGCAATGTCTGTTCTTGCTGCAATAACTTCAAACCATTCACCACTTACTTCATCCATTTCATAATCACGTGTGCAACCGCTAAACACATACACCTTGTCATTGTATGCTAATGATTGGAATGGATAGTAGTCACCAACAATTGTACTCATTATTTTTTCAACTGGCTTTGTTTGTAATGACATTGCTTCCATTACACGTGCCATTGACAAATATGGATATGCATCAAAACCAGCATCCCACGTTGTCGATTCAACCAAACTCAATGATTGTGCATTATCATAATTTTCATCAATCTGAATTTTTGTGATGGTTGTTGTTCCTATTTCAGAATCAACAATAATCAAAGGATCAAGTTCAACTTCTTTGGTATAGAAACCGCTTGGATTCTCTACTTCCAAAACCATTGTGTTTTCATCATCACTTTGTTCTTGTGGAAATAAAACTTGAACCCTATCAACATAAAAAGCTGGAACCAGTCCACCTATATTTTTGCCTTCATAATTTCCAGAAATTTTGCAAATCATATTATCTGCTTCAAATGGCATTGCTGGAGTATCAAAATACACATATGTTGAACCACTTACGTTTTTAACTTTTTTTGTCCATTTTCGATTTGTTGAATTTGGATCATCATACCATTTACCTTCAAGTTGTGGTGCAACTCCAACCCCTTTTATGTATCTGTTACCACTTGTTAATTCTAAATCTATAACGCCAAGAAAGTTTGATGTTGTGTTTGCTTCTGAAGTTCTAACCCTCATTGAAACTCTTATGTGTCCAACTCCGTTCCCTGAAATATTACCGATATTTGCAGTCACAAAATTATTAACTCCACCAGTGTTTGGTTGTGTCGCAACACTAAAAATTGGAAAACCATCACCAAATGTAAGCTTACCTTCAATGTGTTGCTTTGCTTCGATTCGTGTTCGATATGCCCCAGCAAAATACCCAAATGTTCCACCAGCTAAAATTCTTAAATCCGTACCACCTGAATTGCCAACTGACTTTTGATGTGAATATGTGTCATCAGTATAAGTTCCATCTTTTAAGTATTCACGATACTTGATTGAACTTGCATCAAAATTTCTTACTTGTTGAATCCAATAAACACCATCAGCATGATATATCCGACAACTAAACAAATCCATTAAACCCCTTAATGCATCATAATATGATATGTATTGTGTTGGATTTTTGTTTGTGTCACCAATAAATAAATTGTCAGGAATATATGTATAATCAAGTGGTGAATCATCCGTTGATGTTGTTGCTGCAAGAATTCTTGATTTATATTCAATTGATTCACGAATGTAGGCATCTGATGAACCCCAAAATTGTTTAAGTCCAAGTATATCAAGAATCTCAAATATGTTGCTTTGTATTTTATTGACTGATAATGTTGTTTGTGTGTACTCGTATTTTTTGAGTGCATCAAGTCCATCAATGGCTTTGAATGTATATGGTCTTGGTTTATCTATGTTTGACCATTGAACAAGGTCCATTACAATGATACCAGCCCAATCAAGTTCCCAATCCGTTGTGTATCTATAAACTAATAATTTAAGTTTGTTATCTTGTGTGATTTGGTATTGCTCAAAGAACCTATCAAAATAACGATCATTATTTGCATATGTGACTGATGTGCTTGATGACCTTATTGATCCAAGTATTTCATCCCCTTCACCTTTCCATTCAGTTTTTAAATCAATTAAATCAGGGGTAAATGTTGGTTTGTATTGGTCTGTTGTGGTTGTGGATGAAGGACCGCCAATATGAGTAAATGTTGCAGAATATGCAACACTGGTTGTTATTTGTGTTGTGATTCCGTTTGAAAAAATACCAGTTACACTGACCGCTTGTGTTGATGATGATGTGTGAAGAAATAAATTTTTACCAGTTTGTAAATAATCACGCCAATCTTTATTGATGTAAAATGTGTTTCCAGTTCCACCAATTATTGCAACCTTTGGTAAACCAACATAATCATCACCAAACAATTCAACCTTATATCGTGTGTTATTGTCTGACCTTAACTCACTGCTAAATATTGCACCACTCATTTATTATCTTGTAAATCCTTTTTCTCTATTTTGAACAAGTATCAAATCACGACCTGAAATCTTTGTTTCTAATGCAATTGGTTGTGTGTTCATTGCACCCATTCCACCGCCACCAGCCATTGATGGAATTGAAGCATTACCACCGCCACCAGTGTCAATACCTTTTTTACTCAAGTTTGATATTGCTGCACCAGCTGCAACCAATGCAATACCACCAACAATTGCAAGTGGACCATTCATATTTTTGATTGATTCTTTGAGCAATATTTCTGCAATACCCATTGCAATCATTGCTTCACCGAATTGTCCCATAAACTTGCCAATCGAATCAAGTAAACCACGCCCAAAATCTTTCATTGTAACATCACCACCACTTATCACACTACCTAAAAAGTTTCCAAATGAAACAAGTCCTTCAGTTGCAAGTGATTTTAATCCACTACTTAATGATTCACCCATTTTCATTCCTATTCTTTGTGCTTGAGTAACAAGACCTAATTCTTCGTTTGAAAATTGTTTAATTTTTATTTGTACAGGTTCAAATGCTTTATTTGCTTGTTCACTTATTTGTTTAGTAACATTTTCAATTCCTCTTTTTGGTGGTGCTTGTATTGCAATTGCAGTTGATTTTGTTTTTCCAGTAGTTGTTCCACCAGTAGTTGTTCCACCACCTTCAGGAGTAACACCAAGAACACTATCTTCACCAGCTTGTGTCAAACCTGTTACTTCTTTT